AGTTATAATGATGCCTACAATCACTACCTAGAGCGTTGTATGAAGCGTACAGAAGAAGACCTCGAACACCAATACAATGTCCAAGGTCTGGATAAGTTAAAGATTAACTTTATAGTTTAGTCTAGGTTTAAGTTTATATCTTAAAGAAAATATTTATCCCAGTCTTCAACCATAGCATCAAGCTCTCTAGTATTAGCTTGACCATATAACTCAATTATCTCATCCTCAGTTAGTTGTCTTTCTAACGCTTTAATTTCTGAAGGGACTTCTATACCGTTCTCTTCTAGTTTCTTGATAAGGTCATCAATAAGTTTATCCTGACGTGCTTCTAAACCGTCTATATACTTAATAGTAGATAAGGTATCCTCTGGATCTAAACCAGTAGATTGACTGAAATTTACCTCTTGAGATAATTCCATTATTTGTTCTTGTAAATCTTCCCATTCGTTACGAACATCATTAACATAGTTCTGAATATCAGGTTCTACAGACTCTTGAATACCCTTCATTTGTACATCTTCAGGCATAAAATCACCCTGAGAGTTACGTTTACCTGATAATCCTCTTGATTGTGCCTTAGCTGCCTTAGCTATTCCTCTTGCTATACCCATCTTACTTCTCCTTTAATTAAAACCAACTAGACCAATCTAGCCCTTTACGTGGTGCTGCTTTTAGTGCTGAATCTTCAAACGCTGAACCTGTACCCATCTCATGAGTATCCCAGTATGGGTCTGAGTTATCTATAGTCCAGAAGTTCTGACCAGGTCTCTTATGATAACCGAATTGATTATTATCCCAAGCACCTGACTCTTCTTCACCTACTGAATCATCACCTCTAGCAATAGCATTTAAATCAATCTTAGGTGCTACTTTAAGAGTACCATCAACATCTCTATCGCCATTTAACATACGATTAGCAGTTAAACCTGTGGTCAACGCAGCAGCTCCAGCTTTCTCAGCAGTTCTTTTGTTCTTATCAAGTTGCTTTTGTTTAGTTTTAGCTAATTCATTAGAACCTTTACGTTGGTCTTTGATTTGTTCAATCTTCTTTTGCTTAGTATTATCACCAAACTTCTTACGTTTATCAAAAGACTTAGAGCCTTTGTTAAACATACCTTCAGCACCTTTCTTAATATTCTTAGGGTTACGACTAACAACACCTGCTGCTAACATAGCTGCCTCTGGAGATACTCCTGCTTTCTCAGCTAACCAAGTAACAGTATCTGCTACAGCTGAATCACCAGGTAACATTTCAGATGTTATACCTTCACCTTCCCATTCAGGGTTAATACCTGAGAAGTTATCTACATTTGCATTAGGTAAATCAAAGTCTCTAGGTAGTTTATCCATCAAGTCAGGACGTGAATCTAAGTAAGAATCTAATTCTTCTTTAGAATAACCCCAATCATCTAAGAAAGATTCTAATGTTTTATCTCCCATTAGAACATCTCCATATTCTTTTACAAACATATCATCCATTTGGTCTTGATATGTATTATCTCTAGCTTCAGTCATTTTTATTCTCCGTGTTTAATTAATCATATTTTCCTGGCTCACCATACTGAGGGAAACCAAAGAATCCAGAGAATGTTCTCTGAAGTTTTTCGTACCAATTCAGTTTAGTATCAAACATAGGTTTAGTTACAATAGGCACAGCCTTACCTAATATCCACTTAGGCGTATGAGAAGTACCGTCTTCATCAATAATCCTAGGACCCATCGGGAATCCCTTCTTCATTGAGAACCATTGTTTATTGAACATACCTTCCATTATAGTCTTAGGTATAACAGAAGCCTTATTCATTAGTGTATGCTGAGGGTGTTGAATCCAGTGAATAGGCTCAGCAATCTGCTTAGAGATAACCATACCTTCACCACCACCTAAGTCTAACTTACCTGACTTCTCACCAAACCAGAAGTCAAACAACTTCTCAGCTGTAGGTTCAGGGTTACCAAACATAGCTGAGTTAGCTTCAGACATAGCCCACCACATTCCAGATGTAATAATACTAGCTCTTCCTGTATAACCAGCATACATCTTAAAGGCAGCTAATAAAGCTTTACCTTCTTTAGAGTTCCAAGCAGCGTCATCACCTCTATGGATACCTTTAAGTAAATGCTTACTTAACTTATAGCCACTAACAAATGTATTACCTACAATTCTTAAGTTAGATATAGTCCAATCAGGTGCAAATAATCCAAGGTTTAACCACCTACGTTTATTAACAGGTAAGATACCTGCTAGTTTATCAGCTACTACACCTCTAAGTTTATCAGGGTTATTCTCAGCATAAGTATATAAACGAGTAGCAAAGTCATTCCAGTCTAAAGAACCATAAGCATCATTAGCAAATCTAGCTGCTAACTTACCTGCTTCTACAGGGTCAACACCTTCATCTATTAGCTTCTGTTTCTTTTGCATATGAGTAGCTATCTTAAATCTATCGTGGAAGTATTCCCAAGTAAGATAGTCAGTCTTCTCAAAGACTTTACTCATACCTTTACCTACAAAGCCCATCTTCTCAAACAACTTCTCAGCTTCATCAAAACCAGGGTCAATTAAGTCAGACTTCTTAATGTTAATAATCTGAAGACCATCTTTAATAAACTCTTCAGCTAAGTCTCTAAACTCCATAGACCCTATCTTAAGGTCAGAGAAGTCACCTTGTCTATAAATGACATCACCATTCTCATCCTTAAGAGGTTTACCGTTCTCGTCTCTAACAGCTACCCTACCACCTTTAATCTTCCTAGTTAAACCGTGCCTGCCTAATGAGTAAGAAGCTGACATCAACAAAGCTTGAGCGTGGAATAACGAGCCAAATACGAAGATTCTCTTAAGACCGTTGTTAAGTTTAAGGATGCCTTCCATAACTTCACCTACACCACCTCTACGTAATAACGCAAACTGGTCATCAATTAAAGGTTTAATATCTGAATGAGCTACGAATCCTTTAAGCGTAGGATGGTCAAACTCTTGGTAATGTAGAGCCTCTTGGTCACTTAAACCACCTTGCTTAGCTTCTGTCTTACGTAAACTATCAAACGCATCTTTAGACATTAAAGCAGGTAGGTGTCTAGTGCCATCAGGGCTTAAGCTCATACCCATTAAAGAGTTAACTAGATTTCTACCATAGATAGTTCTAGTCATAGCTTGAGTGTATAAAGACAAAGCTTTAACAGGGTCAGTTACTATATTTTTATCTGAATGGTTCTCTTCAATCCAAGCAATAGTATGTTTAAGTGTACGCTCCTTAACATTCTTAGACTCTTGTAAGTAAACATTAATGAGTTCCTGGATGTCTTTCTCATCTAGTTCTTTGTTGAACATATGAGGGAAGTAGTTGTTTAAGAAAGCACCAGAGCCTTCCTTATTAAAACCCCCAAAGCCTAGCTCAGTTACATTACCTTTAGGACGCAGTAGCCCAATACCTACAGCGTTATCACCTATCTCTTTAAGTAAAGCTTCTACCTTCTTTTGAACCTCCAGTTTCTTACCTGTTAGTTTGATTGAAGGGTCTTCTATTGCGTTAATAAGTTCAATACCAGTACCTTTAGGGAATACTTCAGCTACTTCTTTAAGTACCTCTTGCATCTGATACTCGAATATCTTAGATTGAATTGAGAAAGCCTCTACTGATTTAGATAATGCTACTTTAACCTTCATAGCTGTAGCTTTTAAACCTTTAGATGTTAAAGCCCTATAAGCTCTAGGACCAGCTAAAGCAGCTCCTACACCTAAAGCAGCTCCAAACATCTTCTCACCCTCAGCATCAGACAAAGTATAACCAGCGACAGCTCCACCAGCTGCTATAGATTTAGGGTACTTATCTAAAGCTTTACCTAGTATTCCAGGCTCAGGTGGTGGTTGTGGTACTTCATCCGTACTTTCAACATCCATACGTTGCTTAGCTATCTCTTCAGCCTCAAGACGTGCTTGCTCTTCAGGGGTCATAGGAGGCGGTTCAGTAGCTTCATTTAATTGGTCTAAAGGTTTAGGATCTACAAACTCTTCATCTACCTTATTTAACTCATCGAATGTTCTTTTAAAGGTAATTTGTTTTAAATCAGCAGGAAGACCTCGAACTGAGCCAGTCTTATCAATATGGTCTAAGATATTAGCACCATACGCCTTACTTTCAGCTAATCTAAACATACGATAAGCATCAGGGTTTCTAATCACAGCATCTTGTCTATGAGTAATCTTATTTACAGGGAAGCCTTTAAAGTCAGTTTGTTCTTTAATAGCTTTTTCATAATCCTTAAGCATCTGCTTACGTTCAAACTCAAGAGCTTTATCATCAACGTAAGTTTTAATTCTTCTGTCTATTTCATTAAAGTCAGTATGAACACCTACATCTTGGTCTTTTAAACCAGGAAGAATATCTTGATTATAATCTTTTAAGATTGTAGTTTCTTGAGCTTGGTTAGATATTCTATTTGAATCATCATCTTCGGCTAATTTACGAGTATTCTCTAAGGCATCAGAGGTAGCTTTACTGGCTTCTTTCTTAACACCAGCTTTAAGACCTTTACCGCCTTTACCTGTAATACCTGCAGATTCAGCTAAAGCGGCTTCAGCTTTAGACAGCTTACTACCGCTATACATAAAGCCTAGACCACCTAGAACACCGAAAGCTCCACCAAATTTAGCACCCATCCAAGTATCTTCCGCTTTAACTTCACCTTGCTCTAATGTAGAATATAAGGCTTCATAACCAGCACCACCTAAAGTACCTATTCCAATACCAGTACCCATCTGAGCTAAACCTCTAGTAGCTTTAGATTGAATCTTACCTAACCTATTATTAATCTTAGCTACTAACTCAGAGATACTCATGCCTTTATGAGCTATCCCTAATAACTTAGCTATACCAAGGAAAGGTAGGTCTTTAATAACCTCAGCTGTTATAACACCACCAGCGTAGCTTGGGTTATCTACGAATACACCTAGTAAATCTAGTAAACCAGTCTCTTCATCTGTGTCTAAACCCCATCTATCTTTGAATGAGTTACCTTCAGTATCCATAACAGCATCAAGATTACCATCTAATTTATCATAAACAAAGTCTAAGTCTTCTTTAATAAGATTTCTACGTGCTATAGATTCTTTAGCATCTTCATACTCAGCTTTAGTTAAACCTACTGAATCTGCTTTCTGTTGGTAGTGGTCAATACGTTGCTGTAGTTCGTTATAACCGTAATCTACAGCATTACGTTGTACGAACCATTCCTGCTGGGACTCATCACTATATAACTTACTGGCTAATAAACCAAATAAACCTGACGTAGCCCAGGCTTGCCTCCCTATGTCTGTAGATAGGTCTTGTTTACCTGCAAACCCTTCAGAGAAGGTAAAACCTTCCTGAGTAGGTGTGTATGAAGGATAACCTAATGTTTCTCTTAGAGAGGGTAGGTTCATTACTTAATACCTTTATGTAGTTTGTAATAGTTTAACGCAGCTTGAGCTGGGTCTTTAGCTTTTAATATCTTATCTAGTTCTTTAGGTTTACCAGCGAAGTGACTATGTCCTTCATTACTAATAAACCAATCACTGGCAGCCTCAGCCACGGCTCTTTGCTTATCACCTTCTACTGTACCAGTGAAGTAGTTAGCTACGTCTGATAAAGTACTAGAGATGGCATTAACAGTTGAAGTCAAAGCATCTTGAACATTACCTAAAGTAGCATCAACACCTGGTATTCTATCTAAAGGACCTAATACATTCATATCGTAATCCACAATAGCACCTGGTTTCAACTTAGAACCTAAAGTATCAATAGCGGCTGTTCTTTTATTCTTATCCCACTGTAAACCAAACTTAGAACTATCAGGTTTCTGCTCAGCAAGGTGTGTATTGGTAGTGTCTTTTATTTTAGTAGCCTTACCTGAGGCACTAAACGAAGTATCTGGCATCTTATATGTAGGGGTTGTCTTACTTAAATCAGAAGATGCGTAAGTAGTCATAAAGGTATCCCTTGAGGATTTAATGAAGTTCTTTAAGTCATTTTCATACATCCTTCTCAAGCTATTATCTACCTTACCTGTGCTGCTATCTGTGGCTATTCTTGTTAAGAACTTATTAATATCGCTAGGGGTTTTGATACTAGCTACTTCCTCAGGGGACATATATAAACTACGTTCCCCAAATAACTGAATAGCTTCTAATTGACCTTGCTTATGCCAGTGTTTATTTAAAGCTCCTTTATTAGTAGTGGTTTTTAAGCTTAACTCTGCCTTCTCATAGTCTTGATTCATCTTAGAGTATTTATGATAAGCATCTATATCGATAGCTCTAATCTTCTCTAAAGCAGCTCTACGTCCCTCAGGGGTATCATAATCAGCACTCTGAAGAATCTCATTAACCGCCTCTTCCTTATTCTGAAGACCAAGCATACCTCTAGCAGCTCCACCTAATACATCCATAGTAGGCGCATAGTCTTTCTGACTTAAATAAAACATACCATCTGGTGTAAATGCCATAATAATCTCCTAAAATACTTGGTCGTTATAATACTCTGCTGGGTTACTCCATCCGCCTGAGTGATAATTACCTGAACTAAACATACCTTGAGCGTTCCATGAAGGTGTATTATCTCGAGGTATTAAACCTTTAAACTGACCAGCCATACCTAAGTAACGGTTAGCTTGACTAGCCCCTCTAGCTTGAGCAGCTTGACCTGATAACTTAGCAGCTGTGCCTGCGATATCTGACATACCTGTACCGATACCTCTACCTGTCTCAGCATACTTCTGAGGCAGCTGACCGATAGTCTCAGCCATGCCTAAATCTGTAGCAGCTCTACCTCTGTAAGTGTCAATCATTGACTGAGCTTTATCTAATCCAGTGTATTGGGCTTCTAAATCAACTTGAGCTTGAGCCTTACGAAGGGCTTCTATACGATTAGCACCTCCAGTTGAACCTAACATACCTTGAGCTAATAATCTCTTCTCTAAGGTCAGTCTATCTTTCTCTTGTTCAGGGGCATACAAAGCCTTTTGCATCTCGTAGAACTTCTTACCAGCAGCCATAGGGTCTGCTTCCATATCTTTAATGAACTCACGTTGTTTAGCAGCTCCACCTAAAGCAAGGTCATACTCAGCTTGCCAGGGTTCTGATAAACCAAGTTTAAGTCTTCTACCTTCTTCATCAAACTCCGCTTGACCGAAAGCACCCTCAACATCCCAAGGTAGTGACCTCTTATATGCTAACTCTGCTTGACGTTCTGCGGCTGCTGAGGCGGCTGATTGAGCTTTAGCTGCTTTACGTTGACCAATTAAACTTACACCTGCTCCTAGAAGCTGTCCTCCTGTAATATCAGGCATCTTGAACCTCCTTCTTTAAATCGTTAACTGACTCATCATAGAGTCTCCAAATATTCACTGACATATCTCTACCCCACTCTCGTCCACCTATTAAGGTAGCACATAAAACAAACAGTTGGTATAGCTCAGCTCTTAATACATAAGCCTTCTCAACATCATTAACTTTCTTCTCTTTCTCAAAGACATTAGCTGTATGCCACTTGAGTATTATAGTATTCATCATAGGAGCTATATCTCTTTGATTTAAGACGTAGAAGGGATTCATAGGCATATCTACCATTAAGAAGGTAAACACCTCGTTAATATCCTCATCTTCAATCTTAGTATCTTTATCAATTAAGTCATCCCATAAGTGAATAGCTTTAATCATAGATAAACAAAACTCAATAGCACTGGAGTTACCTATTAACCAGTAGTTTAGGTTCTCTTTAAATACAGGTAATTGTTTATCTAAGTCTTTCATTAAGCTGTTCTCTTCCACATATATACTGCGATATATGGAGGCATATTGTTATGTGCTGTATCACCGCCTGTTTCTGAGGATAAACCAACATCAGCTACTCCAGCACCTGGTCTCATTCTATATGACTGATACGTTGAGCCGCCTTGAGTTGCTGTTTCTGATACAGAGTTAGTAGTTGTAATATCTCCAGACTCTGATACAGACCCGTTATCAACAATAAAGTGTTGGTGAGAAGGCATTTCTGCTTCTGTTAATGTATGAGTCTTAGCACCGCCAGTTTCTTCAGCGGTATCGAAGTCTGTATCACCTGAATCAATACCAATTAACATTTTACCAGCAGCAAAAGGAACCCAAGTTGTACCACCTATAGCAGCAACTACCGCAGCTGAGTCAGCATACTCTGTCACTGTAGTAAATATAGAGCCTACTGGGTAAGAAGAAGGTAGAGCATCAACCGCTGTTTTAACAAAAGCTGTAGTAGCTACCTGTGTAGTATTAGTTCCTGCAGCAGCTGTGGTTGCACTAAATGCTTCATTAGCATCACCATTAATCTCAGCTTTAGTGTTTACTGCGGTCTTAACAGCTGTAAATTCAGTATTAAAATCATCACCTGATATTACCTTATCTGGGTCTGAATCACTTAATGCGTCTTTACCTGACCAGTTTACTTGTAAGTTGTATGTACTCATAATATATTCCTATAATAGTCGTAACTAAAGTTACTCCTCATCGTATTTTCCCTTGTTTAGCCCAAATAATCATATTCTGTAATGATGCTTTAAAGCCGTTAATTGTACCTTTCATTTCTAATCTTAATACCTTAGCTGATTTAGATAATGGTATTTTGTATTCTCGTGGTTGAAATGTCGGAGCAAACTTAGCAGTACCATATAAAGACGTACTTCCACCGTATAAGTAAGTAGTTCCACTAGATACAGGTGTTAATGAGAAACTAGCTGAACTGGCTTCAACACCATAGTCTCTATACCAACTCATTGTAACATCCATATTCTTACCACCAGATATTACAGCTAAGAACCTTTTAAGTAGTTTAGCTACCGCAGGCTGACCAAAGTCTAACCAAGTGGTTTTGAAGTTAGCTTGATAAGAGTCTTGTTGTGTCTGCCAACACTTACTATCAGCCCAAGAATGTCCAGCAGCTTCGCAAGGAGTTTGTGTAGCGTAGGTTGCTGTTACATCTACTTTTAATACATCATAGTAACTATCGTATTTAGCTATCTTACCTTCATTGTCACTATGCCCTAGTCCGATATACATAATACCATCACTGGTTGACAAGAAAGATTTAGGCGTTTTAGATGAGCTGAAGTTCCAAGTTGTTACTCTAGGTGGTTGATTAGAGCCTCCTCTAAAGTCAAAAATATATACGATGTTTCTATCTGGGAAAGATAAAGCATAGTATCCACCACATAGACAGTATTGAGCTTTTACTTGGTCCATATCAGCATTAATAACGTGAGTTATTACTTCGTCTTTAACGTTAATAGATAAGTCCGTAAGAGGCATCTTATCTTGTACCATTGTTCTTTGTAGTGAACGTACACCAGAGTTAGATAAGAATACAATATCATCGCCTAATGATTGTACTGAATCTCTAGCTACACACCCAACACCCTCAATAACTTCATCTAAAGCCATATTCCAAGGGTCATCGGCATTATTGTAAATAACAATATTACGTTTACCAAAGATAACTAATTTACCCATAAAGGCAGATATTGCAATTACTTCATCGCCATTCCATACAGCTCTAAGGTCAATATAACCTGATGCATTTCCTGGTCCTGACCAACACTTTTGTTTACCTGGATGCCAATACTTGCCATTAGCTTCACAAGTAGTACGAGATTTATAAGCAACTTCTTCTGAACCACCTGGGTCAAATACATTATCAATTAGAGTATCTGAGTAATAGACTACGTCTTTAGCAGTACCTATACCACCCATCCATAATCTACCAAACTCACCTAAACAGCAAGCAGGTTTAAATGTTGTGGCGTTCAGTCCACTAGGGTAAGTAGTAATACTTAGGTCAGTCCAAGAAGTTCCATTATATTTAATAGGCTTGTGGTCAGCCTGTACACCATAAAGGTTATCATTAAAGTTACTAAACTGCCAGTTACCGTCAGTTGGTGTTGTAACAGAACCTGTAACATTAGTTAATGTATTAGGTGAAGTAGAAGTATCTAATTCATAAATCTTAGTACCAGCACCACAATGTAGTTCAGTAGCTGAGCTATTTCTAAATTGACCGATAGATTTAATAATCTCAGTATTACTAGAAGATGAACCTATTGTTGTAGATATTTGACTAATACCTTTACGAGATGTAATACGACCTCTATCATCAAGCATAATATTCTCTGCTGATGTTAACCATCTAGGATCAAGACTTGAAGGTGATGCTTGTCTATTTAGACCTAGAACACCTATCGAGTCGAGTACAAGAGGTTCAATTACCTTAGCCATTAGTTAACTACCCAGTCTGTTTCATATTGAACGTTGCCTGTATCTCTAATAATAGCTTGATTGAGAGATTCTTTCATTTCTTGTGCTACTACATTTGTTTGTGAACCACCATCTTCACCACGTTCAGCGATAGCTCTCATCCAAGCACCTAAAATAACTGGCTTCTCTGGAATCTTTAATACAGTAGTAGCTGTCTTTAACTCATCTTGATATTTAACAATATCAAATGAGATTGTCTGTGCTGAATCAGGTATAGGCTCTAAATCAACTTT